AAATGTTTTATTGAAAATAAAAAGGAAATCCATATTGGAAACTTCACATTAATATTAAAGGAGAAAGACAATGAGTAAGAAGTATGAATGGAAGGCAAGAGGAGGTTCAAAAGGTATTGTTGAGGCCGCTAATCTTTTGGATTTGATTAAGCAGGTTAATCTAGGTCTTATGAATGAACTGGGTTATTACCTAGATGAATTTACAAGCATAGAGGAGATCAAACCTAAAACAATAATGGTATGCAAAGAATGTAAAACGCAATCATTGACTATGGAAGATGTGAATGGGCAACCCATAACTGATTGGGCAGATAGACACGCATTTTGTTTTAAGTGTGGTGACTTCGCACATATTATTGAGATAGAGGAGAAAACAAATGGATAGAAGCAAGATAAAAGTATTAGTGGCATGTGAGTATAGTGGAACTGTAAGAGACCAATTCCTGGAATTAGGTTTTGATGCATGGTCTTGCGATATATTGCCATGTGAAAGTGATATACAAGATCGGCATTATGAAGGAGATGTCTTTGATATCTTAGATCAAGGGTGGGATTTAATGATAGGACACCCACCATGTACTCATCTATCTGTTAGTGGTGCAAGGTGGTTTACTGAAGGTAAGAAGCCATGGTATTTAAGAGATGAAGCAATAGAATTTGTGCAGAAACTTATGGACGCACCTATAAAACATATTGCCATTGAGAATCCAGTTAGCGTTATCTCATCTTACATAAGGAAATCAGATCAAATGATTAACCCTTATCAGTTTGGCCATAAAGAATACAAACGCACTTGCTTATGGCTCAAAGATTTACCCAAGCTGATTGAAACAGATAATGTTAAAGAAGCTACTGACAAACTACCACCTAAAGAAAAGCATAGGATTTGGTGGATAGGTAGTGGCAAGGGTAAAGAAAGGAGTATGTTCTATAAAGGTATTGCCAAAGCAATGGCTGAACAATGGGGAACATACATAGAAAATAGTATCAACAAGGAGAATGACTAATGAGTAGAGAGCAATATGTAAATGTATTAGATATAAAATTTTATGTATCTGATGAAGACGGGAACGAGGTTTTAAATAAAGACGGGACTATCAAACAATTTGATTTCAAGGGCAGATTAAAACCCCTTGAATATCTTTGTGAAGATATGACTGTTGAAGACTTAGAAGAAATAAAGGAGGTGGCTAATGACTGATGAGCATACAAAACTTGAAAGCATACATAGTGCATTACAAGAACTACAACAGGACTTTAATATTCCTTATGACCATGAGCATTTAGAAATTGCTTTTAAGTTTACAGAAGATTTAAGAGAAGCACATTTTAGAAAGGAGCAAGACAATGACTGAGTACGACAAGCAAGTAGAAGATCAACAAACTCTTATCAAGCTGGAGGAATGGCGTAAGCATATCAAGATGATACTAGACGAAAAGAAAGAACCAGATAAACCTTGGAAGCTAGTCATTACTTTTAATGATGACAGCCAACAGATTGAATGGTCTAACTCAAACCATAAACAGATTATACCTAGTCCGCATGATGAAGATACTTTGATACACATGATGAAGGGTGAGGAATATGAAAGGCAAAGAAAATTATTTGACGAAAGGAGAAAGAGCAATGGGATTTAAAATAGAGAAAGATATAAAGATAGTAAACGAGAGAGCAACTTATAGAACTGAATTCACCCAAGCATTAAACAATCTTGAAGTCGGTGATCTTATAAGCGGCCTATCAAAAGTAGATGTATATAAATACAGGGTGAACTTCTATACCAAGAACTTTAAGGATAGGAAGTTTCAGTTCTGGAAAGACCCAGAGACTAAAAGATATCGCATACAAAGGATCGGATAATGACATTCGAGAAAGGAATGACCGAGCTTCAACGCTTGGTCAAGTCCCTTGAAGAAAACATATCAGTTGATGAAGCAATAGATTCTTTTGAAAAGAGTATCAAGGTATCGCAATACTGTGAACGCAAGTTACAGGACGCAGAAGATAAGATAGCATCTATTCTAAATCAGACTGATCCTCAATGAGATCCAGATCTTCCTCAAGGATATCCTCAACAAGATCTTCCTCAACATCAACAACTTCCTTAACAACTTCAGATGTCCCTAGGATAATCTGATTCTCCAGGACTAACTCCTTTAACCTATTCTCTAGCTGATCTCTACTCATGTTATCTATCTTATGTATCTTCAACTCTTTCCTATCCACCATAAGGCCTGCAAGTTTAGCTCTCGCTATCTCTGCCGTTACTGCTGGGCCGTATGACCCATCAGCTAGGGCAACATCCCTAATCTCTCCTAGCTTCGTTGCTATGCCCTCAAAAGTAATCTCATTCTTAGTACGCTGAATAGATTTCAGCTCCCTGATTCTCTCTTGCACATGAGCATATTGTTCATCACTTAATAATCTTGTAGCGGCCACGCCTGGATTTTCATATCCTGCAAGATGAGCACACTTCGTTTGTTTATAATCTTGATAGACCATAAGGTCGACAAATGTTTCCTGTTTTTTTGTTAGTTTTTTTCTATCTTCCATTTCTATATCCTTACTATATTTCTACTAGAGAATACTATCTCTGCAAAGTAAGAGGGTATTTTAATATACCTCTCACTATAGTTCTCTATAGAGATGCACGTACGCACAGTTGCACGTACCAGTAAAACTAGGGCTCTCAGAGGCGGGTGTGCGTATGTGCAGGCATGTGCAACTGCACAGCCACACATACACCTAAATCGCATGGGAGTGCACCTTTCAGAGGTGGGTGTGCAATTCACCATTTCTCCATTGCACATACGTTTTTGTACAAATTTTGCCCAACCAGGCTTATTTTTATTAGGGGACATCTGTTCCTTTCTCTCCTTGTTACCTTTCTTTTTACCAAATATTTTGTCAAAGTTATCATTAAATTTATCACGATCTTTGGAACGATCCCGACTACCTTTTCCACCATGCCACTCTGTCATTTTCTGTTCCTAAATAATTTATCTGCCTTTCTTTGCCAAGACCATTCTAAAAATCTATTCCAAAGACTACCAATCATCTCTTTCATTCTCTCTCCATGTTTTTAAATATATGTTTGATTACTGCAATCGTCCAGCCGTTACCCAGCATTTTAAAACGCTGACTATTACTGACATGATCTGTGTAGTTGTCGGGTACTGTCTGCAACCTCTCGCATTCCAGGGGTGTTAGCTTACGCCAGTAGACTTCTTGATCAGGGTCTTTAGTTATTTGCAAGATGTGTTGCTTAGTTATTGCACTAGTAAGAGTATTCATTTTCTCATCATCTCTTTCGACCAAGTGTCTCATGTGCCTAGGAGACCAATCTTTTCCTGTCTTTCTTTTATGCTCGTATCTTATTTGATTAGCTTCTGGAGTTCTAACCTCTGTCATAGCCCTAACATCAACCACTACCTTAGGTTCTCTGTTACCACCCTGACAGGTATTAACAGTAGGCGACTTACCATCTTCGCTATAGACTCTCTTAAGTATGTCATGTCCGTTGATGTCTGTTGCAATGCCTACTTGTATGGGACTGTGTGATTTATCTTTGCTGTCATATATAAGTGTCGTTGAATCAGGGACGGCATCTTCAACAGGAATCATACTCTTCTCAGATTTATCCATACTTCTTTGAGGTCTAGCACAAGGATAGGTTGTTGTTAGGCAGTAGGCTTTATCATCTTGGTTAGTCATGTCCGATAATCTATCTTGATTAACTGTCGTCTCCAATATATCCCTCAAGACTATGCCTTTTTGCTCGGGTTGGGTGATGTTGGGTATGTTCGTCCAGTAATATCTCTTCCTTGACTGGGCTGAAACAAGACTGCTACATATCATAGTCGGCTCGATACCAAAAGGTATCTCTGGATAACAAGCTGATACCTGTTCGCTGATTACCTGTAAGTATTCTTTCTTCATTCTTACATTCTCTAATAAGAAATACTTTGGTTTGATTTCTTTTAATAGTCTAATGAACTCGAAGAACAACGCTGACCTTGGATCATCAAACGCCAACTGCTTACCTGCCATACTGAATCCCTGGCATGGACTGCCTGAAAGAATTAAATCTACATCCATGTAATCCTTTGGATCTAAATTACATACATCCCCTACATAAATGGTGTCAGGATAGTTGGCCTTGCTTACTTCCATTGCATACTTATCTATCTCACTAGCATAATAGGTATCTACTTTGATTCCCATTTGATCTAGGGCTATACGCCCACACGACATGCCGTCAAACAAACTTAATACTTTCATTTCCTATCCTTATAATAAGCATAGATTGATAACAACATTATTCCCATGACTGCTAATAAACTTATATCCATTATTCTTTCTCCTTATAATAAACTCTAACCATATACTTCCTTACTATAGCAACGAATGTAAAGACAGTTACCTGTACCAGTGATGTCACCACCAGGTTTACCTCTAGGTATTTGCATAGCCTTAAGATGCCATAGCTAATCGGGAATGACATGAGCAATCCTATGCCGACATCATTCAATGCTTCTGTCATTGACTCTTGATCTATCTTAATCATCTTTCCAAGGTCGTTTCATTTCATTGTCTGATAAGTAGTACCAAGTATTCTTGCCTGGAACATTGTGTGTCTTGACTCTTTCGCCTAGATACTTCTGCACATGACTCACTGCATAACGAGCGGCCCTCTCTCCCGATGCCATCTCGCTTTCTTTTAATGCCTGTCTTGCTAAGATTTCTAGGTCTTGTCTTGTGTAGAACTTCTGTCTGCTCATAGCTGATGCAACCACCCTTGCTATCTCAACTTCGTCTGGACTATCTTGTGCATCTACCATCTTGAAGTATCCTTTCTCGAAATCAAAGTAAGCTAAATGCTGTTCAGGTTCTTTTGCATTACGAGCTTCATAGAATAAAGTTACGTTTGGTTTCTTACCTGACAGCTTCACACCCGAATCCATCCACCCCGCGAATGCACTACCACCCCTTGCCGACATGAATGACAGATCATCTGCCCTTTCTTTACCAGTATGGTGAGCAATGATTACTGCTACCTTATATAGTTCAATGAGTTTATCTATCCTCGATAGCATCTCATGTATCTCTGAGTTGGAGTTCTCTTCTCCACTAAAGAAATTAATAATAGGATCTATCATCACCAAGTCTGGTTTATGAAACTCAATACTCTCAGCGATAGCATCTATGTCGCTATCCCTCATGATGTTCTTTCTTAATCTGCCTGATGCTATAAGGTTTGACTTGCCCAGGTTGTACAACTCAGGGTCATGATGAAAGGGTTTGTAATACATCTCGATTCTTTTCTTTAAGAACTCATGGATTATCTCTGCCTGTAGCCACATAACTTTGAGAGGTCTTGAGAAACTCATACCCATAAAGTCTGTACCTGTAGTAGCTGCCGCTGCGAATGCTCCTAGCCAATGCGACTTACCTATCTTTGGTTTACCTAGTAGCAACACTCTGGATTGTTCAAAGACAAAAGCATCTCCCCAATACTGCTCAATCCTATCGCAATCCATCGTATCCCAAAAGGGATCGTTAAATGATTTGAGTCCTAGCGGGTCACTGTCTACTGTCTTCTCGCTCTTAGCTTTAGAGAGAGGGTCTTCTTGATCCATGATCTCTTTTAAATCATCTGTTAATTGTATCTGCCACTGACTAGTCTTCCATTTCTGTATGCCTGTATCATCCTCTGGATTTCTTTTAAGATGTCCAGCACAAATACTTTGAGTTGTATTCAATACCTCTTGCACACTCATAGGTGGGTTGTTTGTTTGATTCCAATCCATGGCCTTGATGACCACCTCTCTCATACCCCAACCTTCTAGTATCCATTTGCCTACCAACCTGGCGAGAGTATCGTTTCGCATACCTGTCTGTACACCATCGGATGTAAGAGGTGTTTTACTTTCTACATTGATCTTACCTGTGCTGTTATAGTCATAGATAATATTCATGTCTTGGCTTGATAGCATAGGCAGGTCGTCTATAGAATCAACTGAAGCTCCTTCGACAACTTCAAACTTATAATTAACAGAAGGACTGACCATGACATAGCCACCCTCTCCTCTGATATCTAATTTACCTGTAGTGTTTCTTATCTTTAGGTCATCGTTGATTGCATAGAAGTAATGATAGCCACCGCGAGGTGTCTTTTGTTTAAGCATGGTTCTTGTTATCTGTCCTGACTCACAGAAATCACATGCGTCTTGCGTGTCTGCATCTAGCACTACAAATGTTACGCCTGTTATAGCAGCCCAGTTACATTCTGGGAATTGTAGATACCATTGCTTAACTTCATTAAGAGTAGGTTGCTTTGTTATATAGTCAGCCCACTTAACTCTTGGTGTCTTTGACCAACGCTTTTGTAAAACCATATCATCCTCAAAGGGATGTCTGCTTTTAAAGTATTCAGGTATAACATCTGTGGTAGATCCACAAGGTATTAGATGAAAGAAGTTCTCATGGTATGACATGAGCATATCCTTACGCTCATCCTTTGCTATGTCTTGTCCGACCAGGTTTGCTTTTATTTCTATTGGCATTCTTCTACCGATCCATAGATGTTTTCCCAACCTAAAGCATGGCCTGTCATCTTGATAAGTTTCTTGGCTTGATTAACAGAGGGCTGTCTTGTTCCATATTTCCATGATCTTATAGTCTCAATAGAAACACCTAGCTCTTTAGCTAACTTGTCTTCGCCTCGTTTAATAATATATTCTTTAAGTTCCATAGTTCTCCTTTATATAGAAAGGTATAAGCTGGTCACTTACTAGGGGTTAATGATAAAGTTATATATAAATATAAAACACACCAACTCATACCAGATCTTATCTTAATTGATGTAGTGCAATAAGTCCAATGATTTAATACAGAAGTGTTGACTTTATTTCTAATGAGAGTAATATCAATATTGTATTTAAAATGGAGACTAATATGAAAGACTATTCTAAGCTATCCCTACCGCAACTTTTGGTAGAGAAGAAGAAGAACCTGGAAGCCCAAGCTAAACTAAAAGATGAAAGTAGTTTGCTTGATTTTGCAATAACCAAACATCCCGATGTGCATGACCAAGTCAAAAGACTGTCTAACACTGGAGGATCTACTCGCGTACATCTTAATGGCATCATACCAAAAGATTTGCGTGTTCAATATAAAGTTACGAGATCATGGGATCAGAACTTTTTAGCACAAGTCAAACATGATATACCTAATGACTTATTTCCATTCACAACTGTGTATAAGGAAGATACTTCTCTATCTAAAATGATAGAAGAAAATCACCAGGATATCTTTGACAAGTTCCAAGAGGGACTACAAACCAAGATCAATGAAAGGCCATACGTCCAGTTCGTTGATCCATTAAAGGGAGCTGAGTAATGAGTAAAACAAAAAAAGAACAAGCACACGATAAATTTTTTTATGATCTGTGCGATGCCGCTGAGAGTGCTGCTGAGGGTGGTATTGAAGTACCACATGCAGTGTTTGTAGGCATACAATTTTTTACACAAATGGCATTGGACTGTGCACCGAGTGTAAAAGATGGAAGAGATTTAATTAAAGATGCAATGAAAGGCGTTAAGAAGGAGACAGCATGATTACACATAATGATGTAGTAGAACAGATACGAGATCGTATCAAAGCAGAGGTGTCGCCAGGCTTACATTCAGCTTGGGTCAAAAAAATATTAACAATAGTCGATGATGTTGAGTTCATCGCTGACGAAATGATTACAAAAGGAGTACAGAATTATGAGCCTATTGAATGATGTAACAACAGGGATACAGATCCCTTCAATAAAGATTAACCTATCGGGTACTGATGGCATTGGTAAGACTACCTTTGCAAGTCAAGCCCCCAACCCTATCTTTATTAAGACAGAGTCTGGTACTAACTATGTAGACACGTCATCCTTTCCTTTATGTGAAAGCTATGACGACATACTAATGCAGATCAAAACTCTGTATGAAGAAGACCATAACTATAAGACAGTAGTCTTTGATACAACTGACTGGGCAGAGAAGTTAGTGCAACAAAAAGTTTGTGCTAACCATAACCTTAAGTCTATTGAATCAATGGGTTACGGAAAAGGTTTCACAGAATCTGCTGAATTATTTGGCAGACTTCTAAGAATGTTTGATGCCCTACAAAAGAAGAAGATGCACATCATCTTGCTTTCTCATGTGGGCATAAGAACTTTTAACGATCCAGAGCGTGAGCCCTACGATCGTTGGGAGATGGCTACTCATAAGAAAGTATCAGCAATGATACGTGAGTGGGTAGACTTCAACCTGTTTGCGAACTACGAGGTATCAACTCGTACTAGTGGGCAGGGTTTTAAGGAAACAACCAGGGCTGTGTCATATGGCAAGCGTAAGTTGTTTCATAAATACACCGCAGCCTTTGATGCTAAGAGTCGAGTTGACTTGGGGAATGCCCCTTTGGATCTTGATTGGACAGCGTTCATGACTGCATTTAAAGAATCTTTAAAATCTAAA